ACTGGTTTTGCTTTATTGTCAGCCATATTAGTTCCTTTAACATTTCCAACGTTTTAATGACGCTGCTTTACGAGTAGGTTTGCCATTCTCGTCTTTCATTGGGCCTGGCATACCTGACATACGGGCACAAAACGATTTCTTACGAGGACCACCTTCTGGCTGAGGAGCTTTTAAGTTAGACCCCGTTGCTGCATTGTATTTTGCGCGGCCTTTGGCAGTAAGTCCAGCACCTTGCGATACGGGTAACTTCTCACCACGACCAACGGCTAGTGACACGCCGCCTTTTTTAAAGGTCTTACCTTTGTCCGCTGCGTTAAACTCTTTTGCTACTTTAGTAGGAATACCCACCTTCTTAGCAAAGGCGGGATTGTGAGCTGCTGCGGCCATAAGATTATGCTGTTTTTTAGATGTACTTGGCATAGTTTTATCCAAATATTTTATGTGCGAACTGAGTGACAAGAGCGCCTAACGCACCGCCGGCACCACCAACCATCATCAAGACTTTCCAGCCACCGCGAGCTTCCGCAAGGGTTGTGTTAATGTCATTAAGCGTCTTTTTAATATCGTCCATATCGGCGACAAGTCTATCCATATCAGCTTGTAGATGTTTAATCTCAGTTCCATGTACTGCTAGTTCGCGTTCTATACTCATATGTCGCCTTAGCCGTAGAATGCTGTGATTGCAGAAACGTTAGTTAGGTCGGCATAAATATTAGTATCAAAACGAATGCCTTCGCCAGGTATTAATACATAAATAGTAAATGAATCACTCGTACCTACATCAAGTTCTAATAATGTAGTTCCTGATGCGCCACCATTTTTAATTGACACGTTTCCATCAGTACCGTTGCCACGATATGAAATAGCTTTTAAACGAGCTGGATTAGCTGATATTACTCCGTCAGCCGTAAGATGCGTTGCTTTTACATCGGTTTGCATACCCATAATTAATCTCCTTAGATTGTCTGGGGTGCAGCTTCTAGCTCAACAATGCGGGCTTTTAACTCTGCATTTTCTTTAGCTAGTGTAGCTGCTGTACCCATAGCATAATCTCTTTGTCCTTCTAGAAGTCCAAGCATAAGTTGAACCTCTGGGTCTCTGTGATTTAGCATTAAACAGTTACTTGTTGCCAATTACCTGAGTTATCGGAGATAAATAACAAACCGTCAGTAGAGTCAATACCTAATGAACCTTTACCTACACCTGATGCCGCACCGTCTGTAAAGTTACCTACTTTAATAACAACAGGAGCCGCAGCACCGTCATTAGCCAAACGAATTTCAGCTGTTTTGTAAGGAATAACGCCAGAAGGACCACCAGCATCAAGAACGGGGTCTTGCATCTTTAAGTCAATACCATAGTCAAAACCAGAACCAGCAGTAGTTTGAGCCATCGCAACACCAAACGCTGAACGGCAAGTAGTTACACCAGAATCGCCATCCATAAACGCCATAACAGCAGCATCGCCTGACAGAGTATTTGTATTAATAATACCCATTACACCAGCCATTAGACCAAAGTTAGCATAAGTACCAATAACTGCAAACTCACCTACTGTGCCAGCCATGTGGTTGAAAGTAGTAGAAGGAGCTACAGAGAAAGGAGCGCCACACTGAACACGTCCAAATATAGAAAAAGCTTCGCCAGGAGTTGCGTAATCGCTTGAACCAAAACCTGTAGTTGGCATTACACGAGAATAGAAGCCAGAAGTTGCCGTACCAGAATCGGCTGGAATTACATTACCAGTATTAATAGTGGTAGGTGTTAAAGGTTGTTGTGCGCTTGCGTCTCCGCCGCGATAACCAGCCCGCACTGGGCCTGAAAAAGTAGTTCTTGCCATTTGAATTTCTCCATACAAAGTAAGCTCATTAGTCTTGTATGCGTCCGCCGGGGCAGTCTAATGGGCCGGATTTAATATTCCCGGTTGATACAGTCTTTATACTATGTTATTGTTTTGGTGTCAACAGATTCGTGGAGTATTTATGCCCTACAAAGACCTAGAAGTTCGCAAGGCAAAAGCAAAGCTATATTCTAAGAAGCACTACGACAGTAATAAGCCAGCTCAGATAGAACGAATTAGGTTAGGTAAGATAAAGAAAAGAATCCAATGGGAAAACTATAAAGCCACGTTAGCGTGTGCAAACTGCGGTGAAAACCACCCGGCAGCATTAGACTTCCACCACGTAGTACCCGATCCCGCCAATAGAAAGATAAGTGAATTAGTTCAGAACGGAGCTTATAAGATAGCCCGCGAAGAAATAGAAGCCAAATGCATAGTGCTATGCGCTAATTGTCACCGCAAACACCATCACGAAGAACGTAAATTAAAAGAAGGCCTAATTACAGAAAGGTAGGCGTAGATTTGGTAGTTGTTACATGTAACGCAGAAAGCCGAAAAACTCGTTACTTACTACATCCTCTAATGTCGGCTTAACCGCCTATGTTTAAACAAATGTTTAGACTATTTGTTCATTACGTACATAGTTACTTCAAAACCGAAACGCATTTCTGTTGCTGATGGTGAGGTCCACATGTTCAAATTCTCCTGTTTTTTATACACATCGTGTGTATATGTACGAATTATGTTCTTTTTTATACACGTTACAATACGTAATATCATGAATTTGGTGGAGAAGGTAGGAATCGAACCTACTTGCCGAAGCCACGGATTTACAGTCCGCTGCCCTACCATTAGAGCATCTTCTCCGATATAAAAAGGGCCACCGAGAATCCCCAGTAGCCCTCTTATCTTACCTAGCGTTTATTACGCGCCAGCTGAACCGTACATACCTAATGGATCAGACCAACCGAATGAATAACGCTCACGTGCTTTATAACGAACGTTACCAGTGTCGAAGTCGCCATCCATTGATGTTGCTAATGGAGTACGTACAAAGTGTTTCATACCGTTAGGTACGTCTGTTGTCAAGAACCAAGCATTTGAGTCAGTCAAGAAGTGGTTAATTGCGTAACCTTCTGGGATTGAACCGTTGTTTTTCAATGCGTTGATGTCATTGTCAGCAGTGCCAGTACGTAGTTCAGTTTCCAACAAGCGAGTTGCAACGAATTGCAATGCTGGTGGAACAACCAATTTACGAGGTTTAGCAGCGATCAATAGGCCACGTTCGTCAGTCCAAGCGGCGATTTGAATAACTGCATTTTCCAATGAAGTTTCGTTCAAGTCTGCTGGAGTGGTTGGAATGTTGCTGTTTGTACCGCCAGTAACAAGTGGGTGAGATGCACTGAATAGTGGCACACCGTCGCCGCCGTTGTATGAACCGCTGGTGTTGAAACCGTTGTTCAATACGTTAGCTGCTTTAACTTGTTTTGTGTAAGCCATACCACGAGCTAATGCTTTAGTGTAGCGAGCAGATAAAGTGTCATACAAGTTATCTTCTACTGCTTCTTCAGTCAAGCTGAAGCCTAAAGCGATAGTTTCGTGTGTGTAGCGAGCTGTCCAAGCTTCTTGAGCATTGTCATAAGCGATAGAGTTACCTTCGTTTTTAACAGGAGCTGCTGAGAAGCCAGACAATTTTGTTTCTTCTTCGAAGGAACGCTCAGAAGATTCAGTTTCGTAAATCTCTTGATGTTCTTCACCATAACGTTTGTATTCCAAACCGAACAAAGCGTTCAGACCTGGTAATAGCTCTTTAAGGAGCTGTGCGCGTGAAATAGCCATTTATATTTCTCCTTAGTCAGCTACACCGGTACCATTGTAATACGTATGGATACCAAAGTTAAATTTAACGATGCAGTCTGTGAACGCATCACCAACAGTAGAGAATGGACCATCTACAAAATCTACTAAACGCAAAGCGATAGTATTTGTTGTAGCACGGGTGGCCACGTCTAATGATATTTTTGAATCGCCAGTAGTTGTAGAACCTGCTGTTTGATTCACGCCAAAGTTAGAACCTAGCATTGTTTGAGTCACAGCAGCATCTGCTTGGATTTGGAACAATGCATCTGGATCATCACATACATAAGCTGTAGCATCTGAAGAAACAGTACCAGTAGGCCAGTATTGTGCTTGCAAGAAATAGCCTAGTGATGGGCTTGTGTATGAACAACCTAAGAACACACCAACTGTACCAGCTGGGAATGGATCCGCGTTTGTACCTACGTTTGTTACTTTTACGATAGTTCCGTCTACACCAATTGCAACAACATCACCGTAGAAAATGTTAGCAGCATAACCGCTAGCAATTGCTAGTTGACGTGTTGAGCCAGCAAATTGCTGACCACCAATCAAGTTGATAGGACGAAGACCGTATGGGGCTGCAGTAGTAGCCATATTAAATCTCCTTAATTATTTACCTTTACCGAATGAGGTAGTGGTACGCTTTTCCTTAAATAGGGGCATACGTGCATCATTCTCTTTCATAAAGCTGTTATCCACCGCTTCAGTCTGAGACTGTGTCTGATTATTGAAATAAGCAGAACGTTGGTTAACAAACTCTTCTGGTGTCTTACATAGCATCAGACCACCAACTTCCACTGAATCTGGAATGCGGCTGTCTTTATCTGTGAATAACCTTAGTTCAGGATGCTCCGACAATTTGACGGGTTCCCAACCTTCTCGCATTTTTGAAGATACATTCGTGGCGTCAGCTTGACCAGCCATACTTGTACGAATCCAACGATACGCCCATCCAGGCTCCTTGTTTATTTCAGGCAATAAAGCAGCTGGTGCCCATTGCGCCTGACGTTGAAAGGTTTCGCGGGTTTCTAAGTCTCGGTTTTGTCTAGTATCAGTCATTATCTGTTCTCCAATTTAAGTGTCTCACGTGCATATTGCTCGGGTGTTAGATTAAACTTTTTAGCTAAAGCTAATTGAGTTTTAGTCAAGTGTACTTTTTTAGGCGCGGTACTACGCGTGGCCGAGGCTACAACGGTTGACGGTTTTTTGCGTTGGGCGGGTGTTTCCACGTCCAGCGAATCATCCCCGAAATATTCTGGGAATCGTTTGCGCATCGTTTTATCGATGGTGGTGTAATACTCTTCTGAAGTAGGGTTAGTACCTGCCCTTACTAGCTTCTCATGCAACCCCAAAGCGAGGCTAGTCATTTCTTCATCTTGTCCAAACCAACTGTTCTTATCTTGCCAGGCAAGAGCTTTACGGTCGGGTTTGGCTACTTGGGGTCGTTCAGGTTGTATATATACATCATTTTCTTCCGCTTGTAAAGCACTATCGTATTGCGGACGATAATTTTGCATTTGTGTCAGTTTATATTGGGCTTCATTCATGCGTTGTTGCGCATCAATAATGCTATCTGTCTCGCCTCTATCATACGCTTCGCGGTAATCGCGCTTAGCCATATTCATTTCTTGCTCAGCAGACTTCCTAGCAATCTCAATATAGGTTTGTTCACCAGAAGTTAGATTCGATTTTAGTCGTTTGTTCTCTTCTTGGATCGATTGGGCATAGCGAATAGCTTCTTCGCGTTCACGTGCAGCAGCTTCTTTATCCCTGCGTTCATCGTGATATACCTTACGTAACTGCGCCATCCGTTCTTTTACACGGTCTGAGTAGTCGGTTAAATCGTCTTTCTCTAGCTCTTCAACTATCTCTTTTGGGAGCGGCTTACGGTCACGGTCTTGTGGAGGAGTATCATCGATAATATCGATTTCTACTTCGGTATTATCCTCTTCCAGTGTAATGCTTACTTCTTCTCTAGTATCAACTGTAGAAACTTCCTTTTCATCCGGAAATTCAAAGTCGTCGTCAAACTCTGGTTTTGCAGCCATATCTATCTCCTAAGCGCGAGTATAACCGCGTGGGTCATCTACTACACCCTCGACAGTATCATCGTTGATTATGCGGAATTCTCTTCCGTGGATTTTAAAACGAGTACCTGCGTATGCACGGGTAAGGACAAAGTCGCCTTCTTTACACCACGCACCTGTAGGGAACTTCGCTTCTTCTTTGTAGCAAAGGTCGCCCATTTTTAGCACGAACAATACTACGGTGCCATTTTCCTCAATACGTTTAGTATCAGACGCTTTGACAATACCACTTTCGTATTTATCATCTGCATCGGGTACAGCACATAAGATTCGATAGCCTTTTGGTTCAGGCAGTTGTGATGCCTTTGGTTCTGGCGTGGGTGCTTCCGCCGCAATACCTGTTAAGTCAATTGCTTGACTCAGGTCTAGTTTACTCATCGTAATTCTCCAGTTTTTTTGCGAGGTCTGAGATTAAAGACTGCGCGGTAAGTAGACCTCGAACCATACCGACAGATTGTTGATAGGCACCGAAATCCTTAGCGGCACCATCGCCAAGGGATTCGATAATTGCTTTGCGCCGTTCTTCGATTTGTGACATCAAATACTCTAGCGATTCACTCATTGTTATTCCTCTTTAGGTTTATCCGACTTCTGGGAAGACTGCCTCATAAGTTGGTTCATGCTTAACTTATGTTGTTTATCAGCTTGTTCCCGTTGTGCGGAAATTTGCTCTGACTGAACTTCACGATTACGTTGCTCAGATACAGCTTTCATACCTAATTGAGCACCTTTAATCATTTGTTCTGCCGTTAGTTTGCTCTTATCTAATTCAGCTTTAGCCCCAAGTTGTGCGCCAGCAATGCGTTCTTGTGACTCAATGCGCATCTTCTCAATCTCTAGTCTTGCTTGATCGATTTGCGAATCGGCCATCATTTTTTGCGCTTTAGCTTGAGCTTCTTGCTGCTTGATTTGTAGCTCTTGCTGCTGCATTTGAATTAGCGGGTCTTGAGCTTGTTGCTGTGCTTGTTGCTGCTGTGCTTCACCTTGATTTTTAGCTAGTAATTGCTGTGCTGCTTG